TTCACCGCCAGCAAAAGGAGATGAAGCTAAAAGTGCCTGTTTAATTTGATCTTCTATTGATATTGCCATTAGATTTTTCCAAACGGATTATTAGAATAAAACGTTTTTTTAACACGTTTTTTTGGTTGTGAAACTTCTGGAATTTTTTCTATTCCTTTGAAGCTGTTATCAATTTGATTGAAGAAACGCTTAAACGAATCGTCTAAACGTAAAAACGCTGATTCTAATGGGTGCGTATTTTTAGCCATTTCTAACCTCTTGCCCCAGGAGATATATCTGCTCCAGGAACTCGAACATTTCCTGATCGTGGACCTGATATTGCAGCAGCAGTTTGCCTCATTTCATCTACTGACCCCGGCATTACAGGTCTTGTAGTAGTTGGAACGCCTGTGCCTGGAGCTTGTGGACGGGTTCCCATTTGATTGCCTTGCTGGAAGTTTCCAGCATTAGGTAATTGCATAGCCCCTTGAGTATTCATAATATTACGCGCTGTTTCTTCTGGGGTAGTCATTCCAGGCGTAGTAGGTTGTCCTGCTGCCTCGATAATATTTTGAATTGTTGGAATACGAGAAGCTGCTGCTAGTTGTAACTGTTCTTGAATACCCGGTGAGTTCAAGAATTGTTCTTCCAAAATTTTTGCTCGAACTTCTAACGGGTTACTTACTCCACCTTTGCGTAGAGCTGTATCGAGATCAACGTATCCTGAACGCCAAAGGTTTGCCCAAAGGTTAAGTCTTCGTTCTTGTTCTTCTGGACTAACTGAATTTATCCGAACAATATTGACGTAATGACCTTTGATATCTGATGGTTTTACAATTGCGTCCAGAACACCTGCTTCTGTTTTACCGAATACAGATACTTTGTCATCAATTACAAGTTCTACAATGCGAAGAATAACTTCACCTTTATCTTGTAAGCCACGTTCCATTGCGTCTTTTACCGCTCCAAAGTTAAGTGAAGCGATTCCTGCAAGAACTGCTGTGTGATAACCAGATGCTGCACCTGTAGGTCGTTGTCCTCTGGCAACAGCAGGGACTGTATTAGCCTCAATTGCCTCGTCTAAGAATTGCTTTGCAACTCCAATTTCAGATGGTGGTCGTGGAGTTTCTCCTACACCAACTTGTACCTGTGGTGGCTTTACGTTCTTTGCACCCGGAGTGTCATCCCACATTGCTTGGACTTCTTCGGTAATACCGGGTGGTCCGGTGAACTCAAGGGTAGGCCACGCTGATTTACCTACAATGTCGATGTAATGAGATGCAAGTTGGCTTTGCGCTCGAATCATTTCCATAGATCCGTTGAGCAATCCCATATACAACTTTTCGGGTTCGGAGTTACCAGTATCCAATCCCATTTGAGGCCAGTACATAATCCACGGTAATCGTCCATAACCGTGTCGCCGTGGCTCAAGTACCCATTGTTTATCAGCGACATATGCGACCTGGGAGTGCGTCCATACTTCCTGGAACGTCACGTAGCCTTTTTTCTGGTTGCCCCATTCGGGGAAGTGAGCCTGAACCCACTCTGCATCAACTTGATATTCGTATATAACCCAACGTGGTTGAGTTCCGTTGTTCATATCCCATATTAAGTTTTGTGGATTTACGGCAACTGATTTTATAGGCCATGAAATTGAGCGTTTTTCTAAAACATTTTGAATTTGTTCGCGATAAGCATTTGATAAAATTTCGTCATGGGGGGGCGGTTCAGGAAAATCACTCCACTCGTTTGCAATAAACTCCACTTTCTCCCATGCAATTCCGTAAAGTCCCGCATGTTTAGTAAGTTCTCTGTATACAGGAGAACGATGTTCGATCATGTGGTGTGCGCCTGTCAGGAATTTTTCCATTACTTCGGCGCGAGCTTGACCTCTTGGTCCCGGTGGTGGGACGGATATATCGAGGAATTGCGGACTTACGTGCGATACGAGGGTATTGATAACTGACTGTGCAGTACCTAAACGAACCATTGTTCCATTTTCAGGAACTCCAAAGTCAAAGTCATTTAGGAAAAAGTCATCAAGGACTTCACATTGACTTTTGAATTTTTGAAAAATATCTCTTCCCGCATCTGCCTTTTCCCTGATCCAGTGAAGAGTCAGTTCGGGTTCGTCAACAGGGCTAGCTGCTTCAACTTTTATAGCTTCTTGAGGGTCAATAGTAAAATCGAGAACCATTGTTTTACTTCATCTCTACAAAATCTGGTTCTAGCTCCAGTAGTTTTAGTCGTTCTTTAGATTTTCTTGCCCTATGTGCTGTTAAAAATCTACTTGGTCTTGCAGCGGGCTTTGGACGCAAGGGGTTTATTCGCCTTATAGGACGTAAATAATCATACTCGTCATTATCATAACCCGGAGGGTCACATGCCATCAATGCTAACAGTTCTGCATCCACCCAGTCATCATGTTCGTTTGTTTCATTATAAAAAACATACCCACCATTCCCGCTTGTACGAATACTTATGTCTTCTAATTGCTTTACAAGAGTTGACCAAGATTCTGGGAAACAAACATTTTCGTTTTCAAGGGCAATGTAATAGTTTTGAAAAAGCTGATACTTGCTTTGTGCGCTAAATTTGAATGGTGTAACAGGCATACCGCTATTTAGCAGGTGGTCGAAAACAACATCACCAAGTCCTGTTGAGTCGATTCTAAGATCTCCTATTTTCCATCGATCTATTTCTCTGGAGATTGTTTCTATCTGGCTAACCCAATCATTTCCTTGCATTTCGAGTGCGTATACGGATTCGCGCAATCTAGCGTTTTTTATTACGAGAACCGTATAGTCTTGTTTTTTACCAAGGTCAAGACCAGCAACGTACCGCTGGGTTTCATCTGGAAATAGGCTTTCCTTGCAATTTGCTGCTGCTTGAATTTTGCTTGGTCTGAAAAATCCTGTACCACCATCTGGTTGTTTGGCAAGGTACATTCTTTCCCAAACTGCTTCTGGCATTGTAGATTTTTCATCATTGATTGCCTGTTTTTGTTTTTCTGTCAAAAAAACATTATCAAAAGTAGTTGCCTGAAACGCCTGATAATCTTCTGTAGGAGTTTTTTGCGCCCAGTTAAACAGTTTTGAGAACCAGTGGTTTCGCGAAAAGGGTGGAATACCTTCGATACATCCTCTTCCGAGTCTTCCTGACGAGTTCAGCATTGGTCGGAGTTTATTCCATGCTGCTTCCTTGATGTCCTGGGACTCGGTTATCCAGATAAAGTCTGGTCCTGCGGTCTGAAGTGATTCGGCATCGTCAGCAGATTTTATTTCGATATAGCATTCTCTTCGCGCTAAACCTGGTGATTTCAAATTTAGCCATACAGATCTTTCGTCCTCTTTCCATCCATCTCCTCGGCCACCGCCTTGAGATTTTTTTCGCCTAACAACCATTTCTTGTGGAATAAATTGTTTTAATTCGTTCCAGGCTTGACGAGACTGTGCAAAGTTAGGGGCAACAACCCAGATATGGATCGCTGGTTCGAGAGTGTGAGTAAGATCTTCTCCGACTTTTAACCCTGAAGCTTTTGCCATTTCTTTTGATGCAAGGAACGGAGACTTAGATGCTGCTGTAATAGCCCTCATAAGTTCTGTGAGTACAGCTCGACCTTTTCCTGCACGCCGTCCAGCCCATATTACTTTGATACGAGCATTTGATTCGTGGAATTTACGTTGCCAGGGTGAAGGGGTGTACTGGTAGGGCATTACGCTCCGTTGAGGGATGCTTCTAAGTTATACAAACTGTGTTCGCCTGAAATATCGACAGTATTAGCAGATGTGTTAGAAATGTTTGCAGGAATATTGACTACTGGTTCTATTTCAAGAAGACCTGCTTTTTCTATAAGTTTTGTTTCTGCTGCGGAAACTTTACCTGTTTCTGCTTTGATGAACGATGTTATACCAGATTCCAGCATATATACCTGCTGAAGTAAAGACCATCGGATCTCAAATTTTAATTTTAAATTACCACCTGTTGTTTTTTTAGAAACTGTTCGGTACTGGTAATCGTTATTTACAAATTCCGCTATCGCATTTTGAAAAGTCTTAGTACGAGCAATAAGTCTGGACGTTGCATCTAAATCCCAGTCAAAATCTTCACACATTGACTCTAAAGAATCTTTTCCAACACCGTAGGATGGCAACGAAACAAAAATCCTACGCAACTTCCTCGACCATGTAGGCCATTCAGGATAACCCTGTAAAACTAATTCCCTAAATTTCTCAGCAGGACTTTTTGCTTTTAAACTATTTTTCTTTGACATAAAAAAACAATATACCAAAAAAGGGAAAAACATTTTTAAGAAAAGGGTTAAATGCATTATTGCAATGTTAAGCAATAATGCTATATAGCAATATATAGCTATATACACACGCGTACGCGAAAGAATATTACTGTGACATTTACTGTGACATGCTGTGACATCGAGTGACATTGAACTCAAAAACATGTCACTCTCGTATAAATTTTGTCACACAGACCAGAATATATATGACCCAACTGTGACACTGTGACAACACACTGTGACATTGTCACACATGTAAAATTCAGCACGCAAATGGGGTACATCTACATATATCAATGCGTCAACGTGTATCGGCGCATTCCTTAACTCTGCTAACCATAACGCTAAATTTAGTGTGTTAATTAGGCCATGGAATAGTGCGGTAAAGTGCGCACCAGGTATAAAAATAGTGGTGCTTTTGCACTGCCACTGTCCCCGAATATCTTCGCCACTGTTGAACGTGTTTTCTATGCACTGGACTCGCGCGCGCGTGTGTAGGCGTATTCATTTATTGAAATATTCGTATCACTTACCTATTGCAATTGATGCTGAGTTAATGCGAATAATGTTGTTGTTGCCTAGTTGGTAGCAATAAAACGAAGAGAAGAGAAGAGATGATTATTCACTTTGACTGTAAGAATTGCGATGAACCTGTTCAAGATCATTGCGCTAGTTGCTACGCGTGTTTTGATGGTGATATGGGACATGGTTTGGATTGTCCACAAGTACGGGAAACAATCGACTACGATCAATTGATGATTGATCAAGGAATAATTCCAAACGATATGCTCGACTACTAATAACAATTGGAGAATCAAAAAATGACTGAACTATTGAAATATCAATCAATGCGAGATAACGCGAAACTGCGCGAAACATTGTTAGAGTTTGCGCGTTTAACTGGCATTGAAAATCCGCGCGGTGTTGCGTTTAGTTTGCCGAGTGGTTATTCATGTGGCAAAGTCGCAAAGGAATGCCTAACCTATGCGCATCCTGTAACCGGGAAACTGTCGCACGGTGGTGAATCAATATACAACTGTTTTTCTGCCGTATCAGAAGCGTATTCGGGTCAAGCACGCCGCGCACGTTGGCACAATTGGGATTTACTCCAAAAACTTTGGAGTTATGCCGGTACGGATTATGTGGATATCGGAAATATGCTTATAGAAGCAATGCCAACTAATACCGACTTATGCCGCGTTCACGTTGGTGGTGAATTTCCCGGTACAGATTTTGGACGGGAATATATGCGAGCATGGTTTTATGTTGCGCGTGAAACTGGCGTTCATTGCTACGGGTATACAAAGAACGTTAAAACCTTTTTGGAAGTGCGTGACGAAAAACCGAACAATTTCAATATGACCATGTCGCGTGGTGGTTTATATGACCACTTCATTGAACGTTATCAATTGAAGCACGCGAACGTTATATTCCACCCAAATATGGCTAACGGTATGCCAATTGACCATAACGATATTAACGCGGTGTTTGGTGATCATTCATTCAATCTTTTATTGCATGGTATGCAACCGGCACAAAGTGAAGCATCCAAAGCAATACAACGTTTAAAACGTGAAAATATCCGGTTTAGTTATTCGAGTTAATAACTTAACTTAACCGACAATGTACCCGGCATTTATTGCCGGGTATTTTTGTTTAAGGTTTTTACAATCCACACACACACACCATAAGCACATTAACGCACATATTCCCGGCATATTGTTTGTTGTGCGCCTATGGCTAAACCAGACACATTTAACCGCATATAACCGATTGTGATTAATGCCGTTTAAATGCTTTAGATATCCACACACACACCACATAACGCCGCGGATGCTGGTTATTACCTTTAATCGTTATGCGTTGCCGCGTGTATCAGCTTTTATTAATTAAGAGCTGTAGCGTTCCTGGAGCATTTTTTGCAATGCCATAACCGTTTTAACTTTGGACTTAATCAGTGTTAAAAATTAATCACTTAATCAGATTTTTTTAAATCCGTTTTTGTGGATGTTTTAAATTTTTTGCGATCCTGATTGGTAGAAATTTTTAACCGTTTTTTTTTACAACTGGACGTTTTAGGGTGCGTAAATTACAGCGCATAAAAAAATGAAATGGCCAGTTTAGTAAAAAAATAATCAGGTAATAAAAATGTTAAGGCGACAACGTTGGGGTGTCGAGGTAACAACGCTTGAATGTTGTTGTGGTAATTTGATAAGGTACTTATTAAGAAGAGACATTAAAGGAGAATCAAAATGTCTAAACAGAAACAACGTCTTGCAGAAGAATTCGCGGATATTATCCGTAATGAATTGACCGATGACGAGTTGGTGCTTGTGAATGAACGCAACGCTGCAAACGGGTACGAAAAATTGTCCTGCGCTACGCACGATTTCATCGATCCAAATCAATCCATGCTAGATGCTATGGAGAGCCTCAACATCGAAGTTGACCTCGACAGTGACAAGCAAATTAAATTGATCAACGAGGCTTGGTGGATGGCGAAGGAATCTAACTTCACACTAACAAGGAGAATCAAGTGACTAATCAATACACCCCAGAAGATGTACCGACAGTGCTACGTCGAATGTTCAGCGACGCGATCAAGTTAAGCGAATCATGGGAAGCCGATGGGAATAAAGACTTAGACAAATTTGAACATGGTAAGTTCATCACCGAATCGTTGGATGAATGGGCATATAACTTCGCCAACCTCGCTGATGAATACGAGTCTTTAACCACTAGTACATCTCGTCGTGAATGGCGCGATCATTGGCTAGGGTACACAGACGATATTGACATCCCTGAAGATTGGGAAGATGTCACATGGCACAATAACGAACTGCCGTCATTTATTGTGAATGGATACCACATTTGGATAAATTCTCCAAGAGCAGAAGAACGTAGAGAAAACTACATAGTTAACGGTTGGAATCCCGACGATTACGAGGATTGGAGATTTGTAGTAAATCTTTATAACGAAGAGGACAATGAAATTATCTATTCCGAAGATGGTAGCGACTCCGGTGAACTGCGAACCCTCGACTTCGACGAGGTAGTCAGATTTGTAAGCAAGCCTCGCGTATAGCCCTCAGACGACATACAGCCCACAACCCCAC